GATGATGCTATTTGCCCAGAAATAGTTGCTGAATACGAACAGCATGGTTACACTTATCTTAAGTTTGTTGTTGAAACACAGGAACACGTCAATGAAGCAGTTAACGCCGTTGATGCATACAGAGCAGTTGGTTTTAAAGGGCCAGTATATCTAATGCCACAAGGTGGTGTAGTCAATCCATATGATGCAAACAAATTAAACATTGCTAATATTTGTTGTGAACAAGGCTGGAACTACAGTCCACGTCTACATGTGGACCTATGGGGCAACGGATGGGGGAAATAATGGAAACCAAAAAAAGAACTATTGCTAGAATGATCAGTTATAGAATAACTGCTTGGTCATTTACTATTTTTTATACCTGGCTATTTACAGGTAACATTACGGCGGCAACAGGATTTGCTACAGTGTTACATATTTTATTAAGCGTCGATTATTACATACATGAACGCATTTGGTTAAAGATCAAATGGGGTAAACAATAATGTGGCCCAACGGAATGCCAATACCAGAAAATATTAAAATTGCCATGCCTGACAACTATAGCAATAAACAGTTCTTAGAACGTGCTGACATTGATCTTAAATGGAGCTTGTGGCCGCGTCGTTGTCATGCTACAGGTCAATGGCTATGGTTAACCCAGGCTTATCGTGCAACATATGTTGTCACTGGGCCAGGCGATCCTGCTATATGGTATCGTTGGTATAGCAGAGAAGAGATGCTAATATTAAAATTAAAACACGGAGTGTAAATGACCACAATTGGGTTCATTGGTTTAGGAAAACTAGGATTAGAATCTGCAGAAGTGTTTGCTGAACACTATTCTGTTCGCGGCTATGACATACAATCACGCACAAGCAATACAGTAAAAATATGTGACATACAAGAAGTTGTACAGGAAAGCGAATGGATTTTTATTGCTGTTCCGACTCCACATGCAGATGGATACGATGGAGGTTTGCCGTCAAGTCACCTATGTCCGCAAGATTTTGGGCATGATGCTGTAATAGATGCACTTGTCAAGGTCAATCATTATGCTACAACTAGTAAAAAAGTTGTGTTGATCAGCACCGTATTGCCCGGAACCACCAGACACAGTTTTGCTCACAGACTAAATGATCAACATGAATTTTTATACAATCCATATCTAATTGCCATGGGCACAGTCAAATGGGACATGGTCAATCCCGAAATGATCATGATCGGCACTGACAACGGTAGTGAAAATACATCGGCTGCGGAACTTGTTGCGTTGTATCAACCAATGATGGAAAACAACCCACGCACGGTCATTGGTACTTGGGAAGAGTGCGAAGCTATTAAAATATTTTATAACACATTTATTTCGGCCAAGATTGGATTAGTTAACATGATCCAAGACTTTGCTATGAAGATTGGCAATATCAATGTTGACGTGGTCACTGATGCATTGGCTCGTAGTACACAACGTATCATGGGTGCCAAATACATGACAGCAGGCATGGGCGATGCAGGTGCTTGTCATCCCAGAGATAATATTGCCTTGCGTTGGCTGGCTGAAGAATATGACATTGGTTATGACTTGTTTGACACCATCATGAAGGCTAGAGAAATACAGGCAAAAAATCTAGCAGACTTTTTAGTTGTACAGGCACAAAAAAACAATCTGCCCATTGTCATACACGGCAAAGCCTACAAGCCGGATGTGCCGTACTGCATCGGCAGTTACTCAACATTGATTGGTTTCTATGTAGTTGCTGCAGGTCATCGTGCGTACTATGTTGATCCTCTAGCCGATGACGCAGTGGATGTAGTCAATGACTTCCACAAACCAGCAGTGGTTCTTATGGCCCACAATAGACACGTAACATATGGCTATACTGGAGAAGATCGAAAAGATACATTCTATTATGATATCAAACCCGGTAGTGTGATTGTTGATCCGTGGCGCCGTTTTCCAAAAGATCACAAGGATTTTACTGTTATACATTACGGAGACTCACGTTAATCAATGTCTAAAAAATATTCATTTTCGGACATTACCATTGTGGCACTACATGGCAATGGTGGTATAGAAAAAGAACTAATTTCTTTAAAAAAATGCATGGCTGCTATGCCAGGTGCTCAAGGGTTGGCTATCACCGACAAGTTAGTTGACACCAACATTCCGCAGAAATTAGTGCATCAAAAACTTGATCATCGACAAGTAAGTGATTTTTTAATGTATTGTTTGTTTCAATACATCGACACAGAGTTTGCACTAATATGTCAAAATGATGGCTGGGTGTTGAATGCCAACAATTGGCGAGACCAGTGGTTTGAATATGATTATATTGGAGGGTTGGCGCATGGTGCACTTGACCCAACTATCACTACTTTTTACAACGGATGGCGTTGGGTAGATTTTCCAGAGCCTGGAACCAAATTGGAAAATCTTCGAATTCTTCAAAATGGCGGATTGAGTCTACGCAGTCGAAAATACATGGAAGCACCAACCAAATACGGGATTGTTCGTGGATCTCAGACTCATCAGAGGTTACTCAATGAGGATGTTCAGATGTGTTGTTTTATGAGACCTGCACTGGAAAGTGTGGGTATAAAATTTGCACCCAATGATGAGGCGTTGCTGTTTGGCTTTGAAAGTCTAAGTTGTAAAATACACAAAGATGTTGATTTGACCAAGGTATTTGGTAATCACAGTCAATATCGCAAGTTAATTGACGAAAACACCATCAAGTGGTCATTCCCCCAGCACATGGCCGATGAACAACCGGGTGCTGAGGATCGGGTGTATGATCTATTGGCAAATCATTATGGCTACAACATTATAAAAGATATATAAACAACTATGTCACATCCAGCACAACACGAGTATATTACTCAAATTAAACAAACATTTCCTACATATTTTTCTCAAACACGAGTGGTCGAAATTGGATCATTGGATATAAATGGCTCGGTCAGACCGTATTTCGACAACCCAGCGGAATACATTGGATGCGATCTTGGACCGGGGCCCGGGGTGGATGTTGTGTGCGCTGGACACAAACTAGGCTATCCCAATGATTCATTTGACATAGCAATAAGTTGTGAATGTTTTGAACACGACCAGCATTGGGCGTTGACATTTCAAAAAATGATAAATTTGGTTAGGCCAGGTGGGCTGGTGGTGTTTACCTGCGCCACCGAAGGCAGAGCCGAACATGGAACCCACCAGGCCAGGCCAAACGAGGCACCATTTACCAATGATTATTACAAAAATTTAGTAGCAACAGATTTTCAAAATAAGTTTGATTTGCCGTCACTATTCTACGAATGCCAATTTTTAGTCAACCCACAATCACACGATTTATATTTTTGGGGTTTGAAAACATTAAAGGAACCTGTATGAAATTATTTGATCGATTGTTTAAAAAGAAGAAAACAGAAGTAAAAGCAGAACCCAAAACAAAAAAAGTTGAAAAAAGTGCCAAGGAAATTGCTAACGAAAAAGGCGAGCCATACGTGACTATTTTAAGCATGGATATTGACTCTGAAAATATCGGTGCTGGGTCGTTTGAATTAGATTGGAATGATAAATTTGTTGCTGATCTAGTCAGGCACGGTTATATGATGAATCCCAATGACACAGATGCTGAAATTGTAGATCGCTGGTTCACTAACGTGTGCCGAAATATTGTTTTAGAAACCTACGAACAGTACGAAGCCATGGATCCACAACGTGACCGTGTGGTTAAAACTCGCAACATCGGCGACGGGCGTAGCGAAGTTAGTTAACCAATGATATTATATGTAAACGGCTGTAGTCATACTGCAGCCGCTGAAGCAGTAGTCGAATATGCATTTGCTGAAGACGATCCTGCTCACTATAGACTAGGACGAATACCACATCCAAAGAATCTTGCTGCCAGTTGGTGTACTCATCTAGCACAGCAACTAAATTATGATCTAGTTTGTGATGCTGAATCTGCGGCCAGCAATTTTAGAATCATTCGCACAACCAAAGCATGGCTTGATGCCAACCCAAAATTACACAAAGATGTTTTTGTTGTTATCCAATGGTCTGGTTGGGAACGAGAAGAATGGTTGCATGATGGCACATGGTATCAAGTAAATGCATCTGGAGTAGATGTTGTTCCAAAAGAGTTGCAAGATCAATATCGACAATTTATCATTAACGTTGATTGGAATCAGTGTACTATACAATGGCATGAACGCATTTGGCAGTTTCACCAGTATCTCAAAGCTCTTAACATACGGCATTTTTTTTACAATGCACACAGCACGTTTAACAATATTTCAGAGCACTACAATTGGGGCAACCATTATCTAGCACCATATGATATTGCCCAAAGCTATGATGGCATACTCAAAACAAATGGTTTTGGATATGTTAATTCCAAATCTTATCATTTTGGAGCCAAAGCCCATTGCTTTTGGGCAAAATATCTGTTACAATACATTGTTGATAACAAAATCTAAAAAGGCTTGATATGAAGTATGTACTGATTGACACGGCAAATATGTTTTTCCGTGCAAGACATGGTGCTTTCCGTGCCAGCGACACATGGGAAAAGATTGGCTTTGCACTTCATATTACTCTAATGGCTGCTAACAAAGTGGCCCGTAGATTTGAAGCAGATCACGTGGTATTTGCCTTAGAAGGGCGTAGCTGGCGCAAAGACTTTTACAAGCCCTACAAAAATAACCGGGCTGTGGCTCGTGCTGCATTGACAGAAGCAGAACAGGACGAAGATAAAATGTTCTGGGAAACCTATGATAATTTGACTAAATACTTGGCTGAAAGAACCAACTGTAGTGTTGTTAGGTGTCCAACAGCCGAAGGCGACGATATCATTGCTCGCTGGATTGCATTACACCCCCAAGACGAACATATCATTATCAGCAGTGACACTGACTTTGTTCAGCTAGTAGCACCCAATGTCAAGCAGTACAACGGTATCACCGACGAACTAATCACCATAGAAGGAATCTTCGATGCTAAAGGCAAAGCAGTTATCGATAAAAAAACTAAAGAACCTAAAACAATCCCTAATCCGCAATGGCTACTCTTCGAGAAGTGTATGCGCGGCGATTCGTCGGATAATGTGTTCTCGGCCTACCCGGGAGTCCGTACTAAGGGCACTAAGAACAAGGTTGGCTTACAGGAAGCATTTGCGGACCGTGACAAAAAAGGATACAGTTGGAACAACCTGATGCTACAGCGGTGGTCGGATCCTGACGGTGTTGAGCATCGTGTCCTAGATGATTACACACGCAATGTTACCTTGGTAGATTTAACAGCGCAACCAGATGATATAAAAAACACAATAGATTCGGCAATTCGCGAACAAATAAGTCACAAAGATATAGGTCAAGTGGGTGTGCGTTTTATGCAGTTCTGTGGCAAGTATGAATTAAACAAGTGCAGTGAGTCGGCTGACAGCTTTGGTCGTTGGATGAATGAAACCTACAAAGGAGTATTAAATGGCTAAGGACATGTTTTGGACTGTGGTGACATTTGCAATTATCGCAATTGTTTTGATCTTGGCATTTTGGCCACAAGATAAAACTGTGGTTGTGGTAAAATATGATTGCCGCCAGTTGATGGGCGGTTGGCACCCAGATGTGCCATTGGCAGTACAAGAGGAATGCAGAAAAAGGAGTACTAAATGACTATAGTAGCAAAACCGATTATTGATAAACAATTTTGGATCTTGCAAGAGAACAATCAAAAAATTGGCAACGTGGAGGCTTGCACAGGTGGTTATCAAGTCATTC